ACATTCTACAGCCCACAAGTTTCACATGCAACTTATGTTGGCGTTCCGAACTGGAGAGCAACAGATACAGCTCCGGCCCCAACTGGTTCCATCTACGTTAAGACTAGCGTACAAGGTAACGGTATGAGCTTGGCTGTTAAGAAATACAACAGCGCAGCAGGCACATGGACTACTCTAGCAGTTCCTGTTTACAGCTCTAGCGCAACAGCAATCGCTACACTAGACGTTGCTGGCGGCGGTAATGGCATTGCTGAAGGTAGTGTATATGCTCGTCATTATATCTCTACTAACAGAAGCCTAACAGGTGTACGTTTGATGTTCCGTAAAGCCGGACCTAAGACTGTAGCAACTGGTAGCACACCATCTGGTAGCTTTACAACTGGTAACAGTTTTACTATCCAATACACACAACTTGGTACAGCAGTACTTGGTACAGTGTCTGTTTCGTTAAGCGGAACTACTGTATCTAGTTTTGTAGCGTCAGTACTGGCAGCACTTGGTTCGGCTGGTGTTGACTACGTACATGCAGCAGTAACAAGTGCTGGTGCAATTACTTTCACACACGAATACGGTGGCGAAATTATTCTAAACAACGTAACTGGTACTCCACTAACAACTGCTGGCTTTACTTCAAGCACAACAGGTGTTCGTTCTGATCCAGCTACAGACGGTCTAGTTATTAGTAACTGGGTACCAGGTGGTCCAGCTGGCTACAGCATTGGCGGCGTGCCTTACCAAGGTTACACATTCAGCTTCTACACTCCATACCAAGCACCAGCAGATGGTACATTGTGGTACTACGGTGATGCAGCTGACGTTGATATTATGATCAACAACAGTGGTTGGAAAGGCTATCGTTTGGTAACTAGCGATGCTCGTGGTTATAACCTAACAAACACTGATCCGAATGGTGTTATTGTTAGCGCCAGCGAGCCAACTACACAAACTGACTCTACTGCATTGGTAGCAGGCGACTTGTGGTTAGACAGTGGCGATCTAGTTAATTACCCAGCATTGTATCGCTTCAACGGTACTAAGTTTGTGGCAATTGATAAAACAGATCAAACTGGACAAAACGGTATCTTGTTTGCTGATGCACGTTGGGACACTGATGGCACAACAGACGTTGTAACTGGTGCGTTCCCATTGATCACTAGTTTGCTAACTAGCAACTACATTGACCAAGATGCTCCAGACCACCGCTTATACCCACGTGGTACATTATTGTTTAACACACGCCGCAGTGGCTTCAACGTTAAGCAATATGTAAGCAACTACTTTAACGCTACTAGCTTCCCTGATACTCCAGCAGTACCAAATGCAAGCAGCAGCTTACCTGACGTTACAGCTACATGGCAATCTGTCAGTGGCAACAAGTTTGATGGCAGCATGTATGCAGGCCCAGCAGCTCAACGTAACATGGTTGTTAAAGCAATGCAATCTGCGATCGCAGCAAGCACAGAACTACGTGAAGACCAATACGCATTTAACATTATTTGCGCACCTGGTTACATGGAATTGATTGACGATATGGTTGGTCTAAATAACGATCGTGCAAACACTGCATTCGTTATCGGCGACACACCAATGACATTGGCTCCAAACGCAGTTTCGCTAATTAACTGGTCTAACAACAGCGATGGTAATGGTTTAAGCACTGCTGACCCATACCTAGGTGTTTACTATCCAAGCGCAGTGTCAACTGACGTTCGTGGTAACACTGTTATTGTTCCACCAAGTCACGTTATGTTGCGTACATTTATTCGCAACGACAGCGTTAGCTATCCATGGTTTGCACCAGCTGGTGTACGTCGTGGTCTAGTAGACAACGCAACTGACATTGGTTACATTAACGAAGACACTGGTGAATTTGTACGCAATGGTATTAGCCAAGGCCTACGTGATTCAATGTACCAAAACAACATTAACCCTATTACAATTCTTCCAGGCATTGGTTTAACTGTATGGGGTCAGAAGACACGTAACCCAGTGACTAGCTCAATGGATCGTGTTAACGTAGCTCGTTTAATTAACTATATCCGTACCATCCTTGCTAAGGTCGGTAACGCATACTTGTTTGAACCTAATGATAAAATCACTCGCGATCAAATCAAGCGTGTAATCGAAGGTGCAATGAACGACCTAGTAGCAAAACGCGGTATCTATGACTACCTAGTAGTATGTGATACAACTAACAACACTCCTAACCGTATCGCTAACAACGAATTATGGGTTGATATTGCAATCGAACCGATGAAAGATGTTGAATTCATCTACATCCCAATTCGATTGTTGAACCCAGGTTCAATTGCAGCAGGTCAGTTAGGGGCATAAAGTACGTAGATAATGCTAGGGGCAACCCTAGCATTATTAAAGAACGATACTGGTAAATAAGTGTATAGGAGATTATAAATGGCTATTACAGCAAGTCTAAAGAATTTTACAGTCCCAACCGACGGTAACGGTGGTGGCCTATTGATGCCTAAACTAAAGTATCGCTTCCGCGCGAGCTTTGTTAACTTCGGGTCAGGTAAAGATGTAGTTGAACTAACTCGTCAAGTGGTTGATATTAAACGCCCGAGCGTTAACTTCAATCCATTTGCATTGGATATCTACAACTCAAAAGTTTACATGCAGGGTAAACCTGAATGGCAAGAAACTACAATTAACTTACGTGATGATGCAACAGGTCTTGTTGCCCGTCTAGTAAGTGAACAGATCCAACGTCAGTTTGACTTTATGGAACAATCTAGTGCAGCTACCGCAGGTGACTACAAGTTCGCTATGCGTTACGAAGTACTAGACGGTGGTAACGGTCAAAACCCAGTGATCTTAGAAACATGGGACCTAGAAGGATGCCAAATCAGTCAAGCTGACTGGGGTGACATGAACTACGGTAGCAACGAAGCTGCTCAAATTGCATTAACAATCCGATTTGATAACGCTGCATTGACACCGCTAACTCCTGGGCAGAACATGGCTCACATTCCTTTTGGTAGCGGCGGCACTGGCGTTGTACCAACTGGCACAGCTACTTAATAGCTGAAGAAAACTTACAAGCCCGGTTCGCCGGGCTTTTTTATGACCATAAATACTTTATATGGCTACTAATCCTAATGTCTCTCTCTTTGATCGCAACCATGCGTCACGTGTATTCATACCCAACAACTTTGGGCTAAGTCCCAAATATGGCTGGCTGTTTCATGTTGCATTTGACTTGAATCCCGAAATCTCTAGGGTTCCAAACGATGAACTATTAAAAGTTGGCCTGACGGTTAAGAGTGCAAGCTTGCCAAAGTTTTCAGTTGATACTAAAACTCTAAATGCATACAACCGCGTTGACATTGTACAGACTAAAGTTAAATACGATCCGGTAACAATTAAGTTTCACGACGATAACTTAGACATTGTTAGAAAATTCTGGTACGATTACTACTCGTACTATTACCGAGACAGCGACTGGAATGAAAACATCTACGCTGGAGCGTTCAAGTACAGCGAACGTCAAAATCAAATTTGGGGTTATACACCTCGACAATATCCGGCAAGTGTGGCTAACACCAATCAGTTTATTAGTGCTATCCGCATCTATAGTTTACACAATAAAAAGTTTGCCGAGTACACATTGCTCAACCCTACTATTACTAGCTTTCAGCACGGCGATCATGCACAAGGTGGTGAAGCAGGTACATTAGAAAATACAATGACAGTGCAGTTCCATGCAGTAAAGTATCAGTACGGTCAAGTAAGCGAAGATACTGTAACAGGTTTTGCAACACTAGATTACGACAAGCGTCCTAGCACAATGGGCACATCTAGTATAACAGACACACAAGTACACGACATGGCCGAAGGTCTAACAGGGCTGTCTGGTATTTTAAACGGTTTAAAAAATCTAAATGGCGCAGCATTAGTTGGTGCAGCACTTAGTGCAGGCGGCAGTGCATTATTAACCAAGGGCATTGATGCAGCGGCAAGTAAAATTGGCGCAGGAGTTACAGCAGGCAAAGCGGCACTAACTAAAGCATTTAGCAACGGCGAAGGAATCGGCAAACTTGCTACAGGCGGCGAATACGATGGATTGCCGTCAGACGCAGCTGGTGCTAGCAATGGGCTACAGGAAAAAATTGATACAGTAACTACCCAGTTAGCAGCAGACGAAAATGATCTCGAGACTGCGCTAGATGATCTAGAAGCTGGAATTGCTGACCAAGAGCAGCTTCAACGACAAATTGAATCCGATACCTACACACTAGAGTATGATCCAAACTTGTCTGAGGAAGACATTGCAGCCTTAGAGCAAATCATTGAAGATAACAAAGCAAAACTAGATGAAGTAATTGCCAAGAACGATGAGTTGACTAACACAGCAGACGAGTTGTCAACTAAGGTTCTTGATGGCCAATACGAACTACAAGAATTACAAAATGCACAGAATGCTAGTGGCAATAGCGAAGCCGATGGCGGCCCTGGCGGGGATAGTGTAACTACTACCGATGGCGAAACAGGTAGAACCACTACCACTAACCCCGACGGTAGTTCAACAAGTTTTGACGAGTACGGTACCCCAACAACAATACCGCAGCAAAACCCAGTTGCTAATGCAGGTGCAGCGTCCAATCAAAAAATTCCAGTATTTAAACTTTCGGAAACAAGTAACCCGAGTAACTTTAGAGCATAACTATGGCAATCGTTAACCCTTTTGATCAATTAAAGAAAAATCCTAGCAACCTAGGACAAATAAATTTAAATGCCCTAATTGGTGATGGGTCAAAATACTTTAACAATTATTTTGATAAAACTATTACTATTAGTACAGCCAAAGAAGATGCAGTAGTCAGCTACTTTGAAAAAATAACTGACAACAAAGAAAGTGCATTAGCACTTGCTAGCGCAGTGGTTTACACAAGTAGGATTCAGGGGATCGATCCTATGCTGATACTTGACGAGTTTAAAAAACTAAGCAGAGGTCAACTCTCTCCTTTTATTGCGCAATTCTTAAATTTAAACAGAGTCGGGACAAGCCTAATAG